AGGCGCTGGAGTTGTACTTGAAGATGGACACAATGGACGAGAGCTATCTTCTGGAGGTTGACCTTGCGCCAAAAGCCATCACCGCCCTGCGAAAAGCACTGGCAGAGCAGCCAGCACAGCGCACATGGGTTGGGCTGACGGATGTTGAATGGATGAACATCGTCAACAAAGATCAAGCATGGTTCGGTCAGCGGCCTGATGAAGTTGCCCATGAAGTTGCAAAGCTGGTTGAAGCCAAACTCAAGGAGAAGAACAATGGCTAAATTGCTTGGCTCGTTCTTTGTATTGGTTGGTTCATTTATGGTTGGTTGTTCAACGGCTCACTACTGCTGGATGACACAAACCTGCGTTCTGGAAAAGCAACTCAAGGAGAACACATAATGTTTTACGGACAATGTTGGAAATGCGGAGAGCGCTGGGAGCTTGGCACAGCATCAACTTGCAAGTGCCCTGAAGAAACAACTATCGACTGGAAAGACTATTCCATTCCCGTGGATAAGATACCAGCACTTTCAATCGGCAACATCAAGCCAAACTACAACATGACGTTTCACCGTGAAGGCAAACAGATTGGTGTGCTGGACTTCAACGGGCCAGAGATGGTGTTCTCGGGTGACATGGACGAGAGCGCCAAGGTGTTCTTTGATTGGATTGCAAAGTCATTCAAGGCACGGCTGGAGCAGGAGAGGGCTGACGAGCGCAACTCATGGCCCTCAGAGATGGAAGCGATGGAGCGACAGGTCAACATCCTGACCGATGCGCTGGCACAGGCAAGGAAAACTGAAAGAGAGAAACCAATGACTGATAACTACGCAACCGAAGAAGACACCGCAGAACTGATGCGTGTGAGCAAACTACCAAAGCCATTGCGCCTTGCTGCGATGCTGGAAAAAACGATGCAATGGCCCCTACACGGCAAGTCTGCGGACTGCTTGCGCGGAATGTACGACCTATTGATAGGCTGCGAGAACGAGATGCGGTACGCAGGATGGGACAAGCGAGAGGCTGACAACTCCGTGAGGAATGACTTGTATCAAGAGGTCAAGAACCTGCTGGAGAAGAACACATGAGAGAACTAGACCCCGACACATGGCTGATGCTGGGCATCACATGGGTACACGGACTGATGTGTGGCTATGCCATATGGCGACAAGAAAAACGTAAGCCTCTGGAGGACGAATGAAAAGTCAAAAAGAGTACACGGTTGACTTTGACACAAGCGGTGGCTCGTCAGTCCTTGGCCGACTTGTTCGTCTGATGATGTTCCCGATTGTTTGGGTGCTGACTGGAAAAGCAAAACTATGAAAATAGCATGGACTTTTATCGGAATTATGCTGGCAATGTTAACAATTAGGAGTTGCGCATGAACGCAGCGCAAGTGGTTCAGGTCTTCAAGTGTTTACTGGAAGCGCCGCATAGCAGGATGGGGTTATCTGAGAGGACAGGAGCAACGCCAAAGATGGTAGGTAGGCTGCTGACCGAGATGAAAGCCGAAGGGATGATCTACGTCATCTCTTACTCAAACGAACGTGATGGCCGTAACCGTGTAAAGATTTACGCATTGGGTGACGGTGAAGACGCAAAACCATTAAGTGCTGTTCCTCAAGAACAAAGAAGCCGCAAGAGCTACCTGAAGAAAAAAGCTATTCGTAATCCCCCAAAAACAAAACTAATGTGGAGTCTGTGGCAATGAGAAAGAAAAGCAACTACAAGCCCAAGGGAGTCCGTTTAGATGCCCTTAATTGGGTCTTGGCTGGCCTGAAACCAATCTCTGAGTGTGGTGATGCCCTAACCGTCTTAAAGGCCAAGAATCACTCAGCACTGACAGAAGTTGTCCAGGGTAGAGGTAACCGTGACCAGATTGACATTCTGATCGCTGCCTTGAACATGACAGAAGCATATGCTGTTCACGGCAAGGGTGAGGACTGGAGAGTAGAGATTAAAGAAGCCCAAGATGCGCTGTATGAAATGGCCCTCAGAGGAGTGGAGACAGAAAGGTTCCTGTTCCGTGGGCCAGAGATGCAAGCCGTAAACCTCGCAATGGAGGTTCACGATGCCCAGTTGGAGGCTTCAAGCGTCAAAGAGCTAGAGAAGATGACCGACTATGTGAGGCATCAAATCCTACATAGACGGGCAAGACCGATCATCAGTAAACAAGAACGTCAAAGTAATGCAGAGCAAATGCTGCAAACGTAAGGCCAAGGACGATTGCCAAGGTGATGTCGAGGATGGTTTCTTTCATGGGGGACTCCTGTTGTTGATGGCTTAATTATCAGGTTATCAACAAAAAATTCCATTAGGACAAACCCTTAGAGACATTTCACAAAAACTGTGTTAGGGTGATAAAATCCATGCAACTGGAGAACATCATGGCTGGACTTTTGGGCACTGAACTGGAAATCTCGATTGAGATTGAGGAAGCTGAACCATCATTTGATGAGGCTGAGAACGCCAAAACCATCAAATACATGGAAGAAACTCAGATGTACGGGCCGAAAGACCCGAGCAAGCCTAACTCTGAGTTCTGGCGTGACCTTGCCAACTACTGGCGCATTGCTCCAGATCAGGCCAAACGCAAGCTGTGTTCTAACTGCGAATACGGTGATGACAGCCCTGAGTGCAAAGAGATGTACGGTGACGAGGCCATCTACTGCAAGAAATACGAATTTGTCTGCCAAGAGGGCAAAACTTGTAAAAAGTGGGAATCTGCACAGGAGATGGAATAATGGGAACCACGAATTCACAGCCAATGACCTCAAAAGAGGCCAAGAAACTGGCAGAACAGGCCCGTAAACAAGCCGAGTCCAAGGGCTGGCAGTCTATGGCGTACAAGTTTTCAGCCCCGAAAGGCAAGAAATGAACGGTCTTTACGCAAACATTGCAGCCAAACGAGACCGCATTGAAAAGCAAAAGGCTGCTGGCAAGACTCCAGAGCGTATGCGTAAACCCGGCACTAAGGGCGCACCTGCCGCGGCTGCCTTCAAGGCTGCTGCAAAGACTGCCAAAAAATGATTAAGCGCGGCAAAGAACAGTTCTCTGGCTACAACAAGCCAAAGGCTACACCAAACCACCCGACAAAGAGCCATGCTGTATTGGCTAAGTCTGGTGACGATGTAAAGCTGATCCGTTTTGGTCAGCAAGGTGTTAAGGGTTCGCCTGACGGTTCTAAGCGCAATGAAGCATTCAAGGCTAGACATGCTGAAAACATCGCCAAGGGCAAGATGAGCGCAGCGTACTGGAGCGACCGCGTGAAGTGGTAAATAATTTAAAATGGTAGTACAATGCTCAAAAGGAGTGTTGTATGCCAAATGGTAATTTAAAAGTTGAAGTCAAATGCCCTTCTTGTGGTAATGCCAGACAAGTAAGGTCTGATGTGTTTAACCGCTTGGTTAAGGAACAAAAGCCTTTGATATGTAAGCCTTGCCACAATAGGGCGAGATTTGCAGACAAAGATCACCCAAGAAAAGGAACTGGCGCAAAAAACGATCCGGCTTTACTCTACACAAGGCAAAGCTATTACAAAGCAAAACAAAGATGTAACATGGGGGCAAAACATCATCCTTGTTATGAAGCAGTTGAGTTTCGCTTTAAGTCTTTGCAAGAGTTGATTGATTGCATTGGATTGCGCCAAGAAGGAATGACGATTGATAGAATAGACCCGTTGGGGCACTATGAGCCGGGAAATGTGAGATGGGCAACCATTCAGCAACAGGTTGACAATAGGCTTCCAAGGAATTACTGGAAAAAACAAGGTTAAATGGTGAGGTAAGTTATGGCTGGATTGCTTGGTGAAATCTTTAGTGCTGGCAACGTAGCCAAGCGCAAATTGACGGATTTGCTTGGCAATCCAGTGTTAAGCGCACAGCAGTTTGTGGGTAACCTGAACGACAGGGCGCGTAACCTTAACGAGATGACTTCAGCAGCCGCAAGGGAAGGCATGGATTACGGGCCAGCTACACAGCGTCTGGCTGGTCTGATGGCTGATGCTTACAACCCTGTGGGAATGTTCATTGGCCCAACATCAAAGATGTTTAACAAGGACATGGCCTTAAAAGCAAGCCAGATGGAGAAAAAGGGTGCAAAGCCTCAAGAGATTTGGCAAACCACTGGAACCGTAAGAGGCCCAGATGGGCAATTCCGCCAAGAAATTAGCGATAACAAAGTTAGTTATCAGAAGGATTTTGAGCAAAGTCCTCCAGGTCAAGCAATAAATACATTTGTTGGTGACGCAATTGAGCATCCAGAGCTTTTCAAAGCATATCCGCAAAGCCCGAATATTGCGCTTGGAATGTATCCATCTGCTGCAAACGCAAGCTATCAACCAGCAGCAAATAAGATTGTGATTCCAAACAGAGGTGAAAGCGGTAAGTCATCTCTATTGCATGAAATTCAGCACGCCATCCAAGAGCGCGAAGGGTTTGCTGTTGGTGGAAACATTCGTGATTTTGCAAAAATAGCAGAAGAAGCAAATAATAAAATTGATGTTTTGAATAACGAAATGCGTGACATTGTTAGATTGATGGATAACCCTAACATTGCTAAACAGGACAAAGAGGCGTTAAGCAGCCAATACGAAAACCTGATGAATCAAAGGATGTCTTTGGTTAAGGACGCTCAGATTGACCCAATGCAAGCGTATGGCAACCTTATGGGTGAGGCTGAAGCAAGACTTACACAGCGCCGGATGAATCTTGACAAAGAGCAGCGCCTTCAAAACTTCCCATTTGAATACACTGGTGAAACAGGGTATGGCCTGGACGTTCCGCTAGAGGGTTTGATTCAAATGGACGCAGACGGTACAATCATCCGCAGAGGTCTATTAGGACTGTAACAACCCGCTAACGTGAGTTAGCACTAACCTTGACCAACCTACGGGAGTCAAACCAAAATGAATAAATTACGGGAAGAAAACGAAGGCTTTGAAGCTCGCAAGGGCAGAGGAAGGCCTCCAGGTTCTCTTAATAAGGCCACCAAGACGTTTAGAGAGACGGTCAGTAGGTTGCTAGAGGATAACGCTGAAAACGTGTCTAAGTGGCTTATAGAGGTTGCTGAAGGAAGCGTGGAAAAAGAGCTGAGAGCAGACCCGAAAGGCGCTCTGACTTTGCTGGCTCAAATGGCTGAGTACGCTACGCCCAAACTTAACCGCACTGAGATGACAGGTGAAGGCGGTGGGCCTGTTAACCATAGCGTTGAAGTTCTTTTCGTATCGCCATCTAAATGAATCCCTTCAAAATTTGATGGTATTGATATAGAATGGCGATATGCCAAAACAATTTTGCGTCTACACCCATAAGCGGCCAGATGGAAAGCCTTTCTACATTGGGAAGGGCGTTGTTCAGCGAGCCTTTGACTTTGCGCCAAGTCGAAGGTCTGAGTGGCACAAAAACATTGTCAACAAATACGGTAGAACGGAAATTTTGATTGAAATTGTTTTGTGCGATACAGAACAACAAGCGTTTGATCTTGAAGTAAAAAAGATAGCGGAAGCAAGATGTCAAGGACTTGATCTTGTAAATTTGACAAATGGTGGCGAAGGCGCTTCAGGTAGAAAAATCACAGATAGACAAAAAGCAAACTTGGAAAAGGGCCGTAGAGTTGGGAAAAAAGGCGTAAAAGGCCCAAGGCCTCAATTGGAAAAGTGGTTAAAAACAGAAAATGGGTTGGCTCACATAAAAAAGCTAAAAGAGATTGGACGAGTTGCTTTGCACAAAGAGCGAATTGTTAAGTGTTGCGAGTGCGGATGCGACTTCAAGACAACAAGCGCAAAAGCAAAAAATTGCAGTAGATTGTGTGAACAAAGAAACAGACGGGCAAAGCAAAAAAATGACATCAATAAGCCTTCCTGAATGGTCGCAATTTCTAAATGAGCCAGCTAGATACAAAATTGCCTATGGCGGTAGGGGTTCTGGTAAATCGTGGGCGTTTGCCATGATGTTGTTGCTTCAGGGCATCAAATCGCCTCAGAGGGTTTTGTGTGCTCGCGAGGTGCAAAGGTCGTTGAAAGATTCGGTTCACCAGCTTTTGACAGATCAAATTGAGAAGATGGGGCTATCAACTTTTTATGATGTTACTGATAGCGAAATTAGAGGGAAAAACGGCACTTTAATTTTGTTTACTGGCCTTAACAACAGTTCAGTAGCTACTGTCAAGTCATTTGAGGGTGTGACGCGGTGCTGGGTTGAGGAGGCGCAAACTGTTTCTAAAAAGTCTTGGGATATTTTGATCCCTACCATTAGGGTTCCTGACTCTGAGATTTGGATAACATTTAACCCTGACCTAGACACAGACGAGACTTACAAGCGGTTTGTTGTGTCTCCGCCTAAAAACGCCGCAATTAAGAAAGTTAACTGGGATCAAAACCCGTGGTTTCCTGAAACCTTGAGAGAAGAAAAAGACACGCTGAGAGAGCGCGATCCTGATGCTTACCTGAACGTCTGGGAAGGCCACACCCGCCAGATGCTGGACGGTGCTGTGTACGCCAACGAACTAAGACGGGCACAAGAGCAGGGTCGAGTCCGTGAGCTGATTATCGACAAGTCCATCCCTGTGCAGACATTCTGGGATTTGGGCTGGGCTGACATGACCTCGATTTGGTTTGTTCAAGTCATTGCTGGTGGCGAGGTCAGGGTGATTGACTTCTACCAGAACTGCCAAAAGACGATTGACCACTATGTCCAGGTGCTTCAGGAGAAGGGCTACATCTACAAGGATTGGTGGCTACCTCACGATGCTGAGAACAAGAATATGACTGGCAAATCTGTCAAGGACATCTTGGAAGGCATGGGTAAACCTATTAGGATTACGCCAAAGCTGTCGATTGCTGATGGTATCAACGCAGCCCGTACCCTGATGGATCGGTGCTTCATTGACGAAACTCGCTGTGCTGATGGCCTCCAAAACCTGCGTCACTATCGTTATGACGTTGACCCGAACACCAAGATGTTCTCCAATAAGCCATTGCATGACCAGCACTCACACGCTGCTGATGCTTGGCGTTACGTAGCCGTTGGACTTGACGAGAATGTCGGGTCTTGGGGCAAATCTATTAACAAAATACCTAAATGGGTGGTCTGATGTTCATGATGAAACAAGGCGATATTTCAAGCGCCATGCGTGTTAACGCTCTTGAGAAGCGTATTGAAATGCTTGAAAATGTGGTAAAGGCATTACAATCCTCAGAACGCCCAAAGGTCGGGCGACCCGCAAAGGTTAAAGATGAGCCAAAACCAACTGAAAGCAGCCCTTCAAGCAGCGATTGACGATTCAATCGGGTTTATTGAGAGCGAGACTGTTGAGCAACGCAAGCTGGCGCTCCAAGCGTACTTGCGCCAACCTTACGGAAACGAGGTTGAAGGCAAGTCTCAGATCGTTACTGGTGAGGTTGCTGAGGCCATTGACGGTGCTTTACCTGCGCTGATCCGCATCTTCACTGGCTCTGACCAGATTGTGGTGGCTGACCCTGTTGGCCCAGGCGATGAGGCTGGCGCAAAGCAAGCGACTGACTACCTGAACCACATTTT